GCGTATACATGGGCTGCCGTCAAGGACGGTATGGCTACTGACCCTCCGGGGTTTGAGTTCGTGCATCTTGTGAAGGGTGATGTTCACAGGACGCTTGTAGAGTATGGACCAGCGGAGTGGGCGAGTCTGGTTGCGCTGGCCCGCTCTGCTGGTACCCTAATATCCGCTGACCTGCCGGTATGGCCGTTGAATATGACGGGCTGGCATTGCTCCCCCAAATGGTGCGGGGCATGGTCTACCTGTAGGGGTAGGTTTGCGGGACCAGATCCATGGAATCAACTATAAGGAGAAACACCATGGTAGCAGCAAAAAGTAATGATATCAGGGTTACGGTGACACGCCGCAGTGTGATGCAGGTCGCACCTTACGAATCGGAAGAAGCATCGTCGTCGGTGGAGTTCTCCATGGATGCGGGTGCTTCGGCGGAAGAGGTCATGGGTGAGCAGTCAGCGTGGAGTGACAGGCTCGCTACCGCCAACTATGAGTCGTTGGGTATCGGCTACGAGATCACGGAGGTGGCGGTTCGACGGTTGCAGAAAAGCGTTCCCGGGGACACACCGCGTCCTGCCGTGGCTGCCGCCCCGACACGACCGGCCGCTACATCCGGAGGTGGTACACAGGACGATCTGTGGCGTGACGTGATGAACAACAGCAGTGGATGGTTTACGAACTGGCCGGAACAGTTGGAGGGCAGCGAGAACCCGAAGCGCCCAGCGTACCGTCGATCCGCTGACGGCAAGGGACTGTGGTTGACACGCAAGGACGGTAACGCCAACTTCCCGAACTTCTTCGTGTGCCCGAAGACCGGCAAGACCGGTGATGCGTTGACGGAGATCGGTAATCAGATCAGTCAGAAGGTGTCCCGCTAGAATTATCTTAGGATAATCTGATGGCAACCTTACTTTCCGAAGGGGAAGTGGCTTTACGTTTGGCTGATGCGATAGCCCGATCAGGTGAAGGTGAGCCTCTCCCAGAGGTGATCGACACACCTAAGGGACCTAAACGGTTTCCGCTCACCAGCACAGTTGTTGACAGTCTCGTGGGGTTCATTCAGAACCCCACGGAACGCTGGTATCTGGGTTTCCCAGAGTTTGATCTCGCCACCCGTGGTGTAGGCCGGGGTGAAGTGATGATGATTCTGGGCAGATCCCACACCGGCAAGTCGCAGATCCTGCTGAACAGCATCGTCTGGAACCTTGTCAACCACCATGACACTCATGCGGTCATCTTCTCGTTGGATGAGCCACGCGAACTCGTGTTGATGAAAATGTTTTGCCTGTTGAAAGGTCGTTCCTCTGAGGATGTGGAAGACGCCATCAAAGCGGGCGACAAGGACACCTTGTCGGATCTGGAACGTGCAGCAACACAGGAACTGTCCCGTGTAGCGATAGTTGATGAGGCAATCCATCTTGACGAGATGGCCCGTGTTCTTGATGAGGCACGCGCGTGGTGGGGGTGCGACCCGAACTTTTGCATGATCGACTATCTGGAATTGTTGCCGGGTGGGGACGCTGACGCTGCCGGTGTGACCGGTAAGGCGCAGGCTGTGAAACGGTGGGCGAAAGATCAGCGTGTCCCGTTGGGGCTGGTGCATCAGTCGGGGCGTGGAACGTCACCACCCGGTCATGCAGCAGGCTTGTACGGTGGCCGGTACGGTGGTGAACATGAAGCGATCTTCGTGCTGGAGGTGTACCGTAAGAAGGACCGCAACGACCTGTCCTACTGGGAGACACAGTACCATGAGAACAGTATCAACCTGAACTTGTGCAAGAACAAGCGTACCGCTAAGGTACTGGATCAAACCTATTATATGGATCCGGTGTGCGGGCACGTACATCCCTACCATGAAGAATTGATACCGGACACGACCCGTACGTAAACATTATGGACAGAACTCCTGCAGCAGACACGGTTAGCGGCTTCGCTTCTCTCTTTCAGGGGGGCAGCATGGCGCAGTCTCTGACCGGGGGTGGCTTCTACCCGATGGAGAACCCTGACGGGTCTTTTTATGCCGCCACCGGAGAAGCCTATCTGAGAGCCGTGGAGGGCCACCTGTCCAAAGATGGGGAAGGCATCGGGGTGTACCCTCTCATGGAGTCACACGGCCCGGAAGGGGCCTTAGAGGGCTTCACAGTGTGGTGGGGGTGTGTGGACTGGGATGAGGGTCGTGAAGAGTCTCTCGTTCACGCCCGGAACGCACACGAAGTACTCGCCCAGATAGGTATTGTCGGTTGGGTGGAACGTTCCCGATCCAAAGGCTTCCACCTGTGGGTGTTCTTCACCGAACCACTCGCTGCACGGACAGTACGGGACGGCCTGATTGGTGTATGCAACGTGGTGGGTGCCCCCACCAAAGAAGTCAACCCGAAACAGGTATCGCTCGTCGGGAAGAAGATAGGTAACGGGATGCGGCTCCCGTACCCGGCGTTGCGTGAACCCGGACAGAACGAAATGCTCAACCCGAAAGCCATCTACTCGCAGATCCCCCTCGCAGACACATTCGTTGCTTCAGCGTTACAGACACGGATCACCGAAAAACGGTGGAGGGCAGCAGTCGCACTGTACAAGGGGAACGAACCGGCACCGGTACGACGCGCCTCATACAGTTACACGGGCAGCAGGTTGACTGGTGCGGCGGAAGCAATCCGCCGCAACGGCCCCCGCATCACATCGGACAAACCCCACGGGGACCGCTCCGGCACACTGTTCAGCCTCGCATGCCACATGATCCGTCAAGGATACAGGGATGGTGACATTGCCAAGGAACTCAGAGAAGCCGACGATGACTGGGGAGGCAAATACGCTAAGCGACCCGACGGTGGCGCCCTCCTAGACACCCTATTAAGCGCAGCCCACAAGAAAGCATGGTCCGATAGTGAAAAGTTTCTCCGTGAGAATCGGTCGCCGACCCAAGGTGAAAGCACGCCCCCGGCATAACAAGAAGGGGCAGGTTTTCACCCCGAAGGGGACACTTGACGAGGAGAAAGAAATAGCGGCCGCATGGCGGCACGCGAAAGGAACCCTGTTTGAAGGGCCAGTAGAGGTACACCTCGCATACACCCCGACCGAGACACTACTGACCGTTCAAGAATCCCCCCACGACGCACGCACCCTCAGAGGAGACTTGGACAACTACGTGAAACTCACCTTGGATGCCCTGAATGGTGTAGCGTGGATTGACGACGGGCAGGTCGTCCGCATCCTCGCCGTAAAAGTAGACAAGGTTGAGTAATGCACGAGTTTGGGATCCCGCGCAAAATGCATCAGACGGCGCTACGGATGGCCGACGCAATGGGCGAGTTGAACAACTCCATCCGTCAGGGCGAAGGGAACGTGTACGGATTCCTTGGTGAAATGATCTTCGCCAAAATCACTGGAGCAAACCAGAACAACACGTACGACTGGGATGTGGTAATGCCAGACGGCCACACCGTGGACGTGAAATCCAAATGTGTCACCACCCCGCCACTCCCCCACTACGAATGCTCCGTGGCAGCAATCGGCACCCACCAGAACTGCGACTACTACGCTTTCGTCCGCGTCCTCAAAGACTGCACTATGGCATGGTATCTGGGGGCAATGCCGAAAATGGATTTCCTTGAACAGTCCACCTTCATGGAAGCCGGAGTGTGGCAAGACCCCGGCAACGGCTGGTCCCCAACCATCGACTGTTACAATCTTGCCATCAGCGCATTACACATGGATGACACCAACCCGGCATCCCTCCCAAAATTGCCTGAGTAGGGTATACTAGTTCAGCAGCCAAGCAGCCACAACACTAGGCTACCTTGGATGCGCAATGCCCAACGTAAGAGAATTCCCGTACCCCCCCAACCAAATCGAATACCTTCGTATCGCAAATCATCGGCAGCCACAGATGACTACCAGATCATTAACAGATTTGGAAGTCCTGATGCAGTTGGCACCCGGAGCCGAATGGTGCGTCAGCATCCCCTCCATCGTCAGCACCCTAGAGTTGAAAGAAGCCGTAGGGGCCGCCATCGACACACTGTCACCCGAAGACAAATACATTATTGAACAACTACTGGTGCAGGGAAACTCTCTACGTAAACTAGGTTACGTACTGGGCATACCGAAAACGTCGCTGGCGCGACGGCGAGACAAGATACGGCAACAACTCGTGATCAAACTTGTAGCCAACCCTAAAGTACAGAACTGGATACGGACCTAGTTGTCTTCCGGAACGCTAGTCATGCATTGACGGATCATCCCCATCAGGGAAGTAATCCACACACCCCAAGCGTACGTGGCGTCCTCAATGCCATCAAGGCTGGCGTGAAACGCCGCCAACAGCATTTCAGCCTCATCCTCGTTGAACACGAGTAGCAAACCGAGCAGCCCATCGTTAGCCCACTTGGCGTGGGTGCCGTCCATGGTGTCAAACAGGTGGGCGTCCTCCTGCAACGCATCGTAGATTTCTTTCTCTACGGTACGCCCCTGTTCGCTTATGAAACGCTCCCACCGCGCATCAAGGTCGGCATCATCCATGATTACCCCGTTACACGATCCTGAGCGTAAGTCTTGACGACACTGAGGGCCGCAGCAGCAGCCGCGACCAGAGCCGTCTTGGCTGACGCCAAATCGGATATGATAAACACCGCTAAGAACGCTTGGGCGAAAGTCCATGCCGCCCGCTCCAACATGTTGCTCATTTTTTCTTTCCCTTGTTAGACCGTTTGGAATAATCGTACGCGATAGCCGACGCCTGATCCCTAGCGTAACCCTCAGAAATCAACTTGCCGATATTGCGTCCAATAGTAGCCTGATCCTTGCCCCGCTTCAGAGGCATGATCAGTACCCGGGGCGACGTGGCCTCTTCTTACCAACCATCGTCAATCCCTCAAAGCCCTGCGGGCACCAGCCTTCGACGGTGACCCGACAGAACCAATGCCGTCACCCCTCACCACACTGGTGACCAAAACCTGTCCGGCCTTAACCTTCTTCGGTGTTGAACCATCCCTCATCGTGACCTACTTCCCGAAGGGACGGCCACCGAAAGCGGCATTCCCCAGATTGGTGTTCCGCAAATATGCTGCAGCCTTCTTAGCCTTCTTCGACATGTCCCACATGTTGAACGAAGACGTAGAATTGTATGGCTGATCATCCTGCGACCCGAACGTTTCCTGAAACGTGGGACCGTACCCTTTACCTCTTGGCATCATTTTTCCTTACTGTAAGAACAAGGCACCGAACGTGTCACCGTTCACCACCCCGTTGACTTTCAAAAAACCCTGCGTTTCCTGAAACTTTTCCACCGCCGCCTTAGTGCGGCGACCAAAGATTCCATCAACCACCCCGGCATCAAAGCCGCGATGATTCAAATGGCCCTGCACGACACGCACCGCCTGCCCGCGCGCCCCCCGATGCAACGGCTTCACCGTCACCTGCCGTTTCAAATCCTGTACGTACCGTATGATCGCATCCCAATCAGTGGCAG